CGTCCATAATTGTTATTTGAGTTGGTCTATATCTAAGTATTGAGTGTACTGCACCTGATGATGTGTAGCCATCCCCAACAACTAAATCTTGGTGTTCTGAAGTGTTCAAAACATTTTCAACAAATGATTTTATATTTTCTTTTCCCTGACCAGATTTGGCTATACCCATAAAGTACAAAGATGAAAAATTATTCATGTTTGTTCTATAAATCCTGCCACAGACAACGCTCACTAAAGATAGTGCAGCTACAATAGATAGTTCTGGTTGGCTTACTTGTGCTATTTTTTCACAAAAATCAAACATGTCTTTTAAAATACCTGGTGGCCTATATAAGTTTTTTGGCGGATCTATTTTTTCATAACTATTTACGAAAAGAGGTGCCTTTGCATTTTTTCGGTCATGGGTTTTTTTTACATTATCTACAACTGAATTTATTTCTGCTTGTGATAAAGGTGGACTGTTTTGACTATTCCAACTTTGCATAAAAAATTTAGCAAACTCAATATTAATATTCTTTGATATTAAATAGCCTGCTAATCTGGCGGCTTGGTCATTTCTTGATCCTTCATTTACACCGTCTAATGAGATAGGAGCTTGCACCTTGATAGACTTATCTCTGTTATTGCCTGTAATAGCTATCCATTCTTTTTCAGTAAAATCAGGCAGGTCATCAAAATCATGAACATCCCACTCAGGAAAAAGTTGCGGTTTATACATGGCTCCAGAGGCATGTCTATTGTAAGGGGCAATAATTAATCCACCTTCGCCTCTGATATCTATATGCCTTTCTATTGGCGTATCGTTATTTCTCTTTGTTGCGAAAGTAGTAAAGTTTTGTGGATTGTTGTAGTAGTAGTGCATGCCTTTACTGGTAATAACACGGTAAGGACTCGCAGGTAAATTATTTTCTACCCAAGACATAGCTTCTGGAGTGTCTGCGTCAACAACTAAAAACTCACCACAAATTAAAGCAACTACAAGATCATCTCTATCTTTAAACCATTCAATAACCTTTTCTCTTTTTGGTCTTTCTGTTTTGTATTGGTGCCAACCACCTAAAAAGACTGGTGGTTTTTTATTTTTACGCAACAAAGGAACTACCGTCATACCTTCATCAAAGTATGATAAGGCTAGATCTAGTGGGCTTTCATTTTCAGTTAGATTTAGATTGAACACTTTCAGCTACAATATCTTCGAGATTACCATAGATGGATTCAAAATCCAGCCTTCCGTTAGAGGCTTTAATAATTTTTTTAGCCTGATCAACTGAAGGTTGACGATATCCATATCTCCAAGATTTAATTGAAGCTATTGAACATTCAAATTTTTCTGCCGCTTCGGG